AAGAAGAGAATTTACATAAATTTTTACTAATTTGTGAAAAACATAACGAACTAAAAAAATCCGACTAAAATCAAAATTATATCATTTTCTTAGCACAATTTTGTCAATCATGTCATTAATTTTTTTGTGGTTTTGGTGTAGCTCTAACCACAAACGAATAAACATTATTTCTTCTTCATAAATCAGTTTAATTTTTCTTCTATCTTTACCGACAAAACGGCCTATTTGTGCATAAGGAAATTTTTTAGCACGCAGCCATATAATTTTTTTTGTTTCAATTTCATCTACTATTTTACTTAGTATTATACTAGCAATCCACCACCGACTAATATCAACACTACTAGGCCGGATTATATAATCAATATTGTTGTAAGAATAACGATACATTTTTTCCTGTTTTGTTTCTTGCCAGGGCATAGTTAATCGTTGTTTTTTAAAAGGAGCTGGTAGTCTTTTATCTGTTACAGCTGCTTCTTCAAATAATTTTACAATGTCATCTGTTGTTATTCTAGGCATCCAAGGTGTTTAGCAAATTCATCAGCTCTAACTTTATCATCCCAGTTCGTACTTTTTTTTAATAATAGATATGCTTCTGACTTGGATATACTATTTGTTTTTACATAGATCCTATGGGCAACATTTTCTGGATCATTATATGATTTTTTTTGTCCATTTTTATACAGCTTCACATTAGCATTTGTATTTATAGCAATATTATTAACAAACTTTTTTACCTTGGATTTATTAATGGATTTATTAATGGATTGGTCGGCCACTTCTGACCCCCTTTTTTGGACACTATTGGCCTGTGTTACGGACAACTTTGTCAACTTTTCATAATTAATTTTATAATCTGTAGCTATACCAGGACTACCTTTTTTAATTTTATAAATAAATTTATGTTCAATTAGTTCATTAACACCTCTACGAACAGACCGAACACTCATGTTTATATCCAGGGCCAATCTTTTATGGCTAGGAAACAAGGCTTTAGTTTTACTATTCTCACGATTCAACAATGCATACATAACACACCTAGTAGATGGCTGTAGTTTTTGATTAAACATAGCCAGGCCAAGCAAGTTCCATTTATCAACTAGCATTGAATAATATTTTTTGTATTTTTGTTATCTGCAATGATGGAGTCTTTTTTAAAAGATTACCAATAACACTATTATGGTTTCTTCCTATTGCCTTGGCTATTTTTGTTTTATTTTGTGTAATGTATTTGTAAGCTAAATAGCAAAAATCTATTCTAGCCATAACGTATGGCTGAGTTCTAATTTTACCTGTAAGATCTTCAATAGATATATTGTGAGCAATACAAACACAGGTCTGTATTTTTTTTAATGTAATGATTGTAAATTTTGATTTAGGACCTGGATTTATAGTATTAATTAAATATTTTAATTTAATTATTTCATCATCAGTAAAGTTTATTTCACGCATCTATTGATCCAGGTTAATAAATTAGGGTTGTCTTTTAAAATGCTTGTGAAAGAATGACTAAAACCATTGACGACAACTTCTTCAGTAGCTTCTTTCATCAAATGTTGATTATAAATAACATGACTTATTTCGTGCATTAAAACCAATACGCTGTAAGAATTAGATCTTTCAGCAATTTCTTTGTCTAATAATATTATTTGTTTTGTTTCATCATAGCTGCCCTCATCATTAGCTATGGTAACTAATCCATCATAAAGGCGGACAAAAATGTCCGTTGACCCTACTTTTATCTTAGTTGGGATAGAAATCGTTGGGCGTAACTTGACCATTAGTAGCTTCCATAATTTTTTTCATGTTATTTTTACTTGGTATAGATATACCTTTTAACCAAGTATGAACTAATCTAGCTGGGTTTGTAGTGTCATCAACACCTAGCTTTACCGCCAAATTATGTAGTGTTTTAATATTATTTTCTTTTGACCAATCATTTAGAGTCATATGCTAAGTCAATTAGCATTATTGGGTAATTTGCACAATATAAAAAATAATGTTTGCTATTTTATACAATAGGATTTAAAGCTAAATGTATTATGGTCAATCCTATGAAAAAATTAGTGGATGCACTCAATGAACAGGGTCTTACTCAGCTATGGTTAGCAGAAAAGATTGGTACACATGAAACACATCTCAATAAAATTTTGAAAGGAAAGGCATCCATGACAAAAAGAATGGCAGCAAGAATAGCTAGTCTTAGTGAAATAGATATTACAGAGGAAGATCTGATGTATCCTAAACTATCTCTTAATGTTATTGGCCAATACTTTACTGATTATCCTGTTAAAATATATCAAATCGAAAGACCACAAGTAAATTTATCAATACCAATTTTGCCAACATGGTTTGGTGTTTTCGATAGAGGAAATAAAAATAAAACTAGTGTTTTTCATTCAAGGCCCAATAAGTCCATGTTAGAAATATACGACAGTCAATTCCAAAGAGATGAAGCTATAGACGAAAGAGCAATAGGTAATTTTGCATTAATTTGTACTGAAAAAGATGAGTTAATTAGTTGTAAATTAGGCACATTTGATAAATCATGTGGACAATATCAATTTTGGAGTCATTATTCGTCAAATACTAGGTATGCCAAGATAAAATGGTGTTCAATATTACTTAGTACCATTAATATGAAAGCTTTATCAGAGGAATTTGATTGGGATATAGATTAATATTGGTTTTTTTACACAAGCTTATTGACGACAATTAGGATTTAATGCTAATAGCTATCTATGGATAGCGTTATTCCAGAATATTATTTAAATTTTGGCTTAGATCATAGCTCACCATCACAATTTACAAAACCAATAGATTGGTTTGTGTGGAATTATGCTTTAAATGATGCAAAATATCGTAGAAAAAGACCACCAGCACCTAATATGGAGGGTGGTAATGCTGTTCAAGGTGATAAAAATAGAACATTTATACATCCTACTACAGAAAAAGAAGTAACAATACCAGCGCATGGCCTTGGTGCGTATTTGTTTGAAAAACAGACTGTAGAACAAGCTATAATGACAGCTGAGGAATATTGCGAAGAAAAACAAATAATCTTTTCTGGTGATGATTTTGAGCATTTTGGAGAAGTAAAAAAACGTACACCAAAAGCAATTAGACGAGCTGTTAATTGTATTAAAGAGTTTGGCGTAGAAAAACAAAAAGATCTTACATCAGAAGAACAAGTTGAATGGCAATATCCAGGAATAGATATTACATCAATTGGATTTACAGACATACAATCGTCATCCCATGTTTACGAATTCAAAACAATTTGGTTTAGAAAAAAAGGCAGAAGTAAAAAAACAAATGAACTTCAATATGCTTCTAATTCTTTACCAAAAAAACCATCATATGATCATCTTTTACAAACATCCTTTTATGCAAAAGCAACAGGAAAAGAACCAGTAATTATTTATGTTACTGGCAATCCTATTAAAGATGGTGAGGGTTATATTATTTTTACAAAAGAAAATTGTGATGACCTTACAAAAGATGGCCTTGAAAAATATATAGAAGATGTAAGACAAACACAGCAAGTTAGACAAAACTTATTTAAAATTTGTAAGTCAAAAAAAGATCTAACAAAATTAGTGCAGCTTAATTTTAATAACAGTTTTTATTGGAACAATTTTACAACACAAGAAAAAGAGGAGATACAAAAAATATGGGTATAAATTTTATTGGATATGGAAAAGTTATTTGTACAAAGGAAGAATGGCAGCTTATGGATAGAGAAGAAAAAACAAAAAAAGAATGTAAACAAAGACAAAGTAAGCCGCCAAAATACACAAAACTACAAAGAGATATAATTACTAAAGTTTCCCTGGAGTTACAAAAATAATGGCTAAATCACCAGATTCACAGACATTAAATTTACTAAATAAATATAATTTTAATGTACCAAAAGAAAAAACAGTATGGAACTGTCAGGGTACATGGGTTTTTAAGTTTCAATATATTGAGGAGATAGGCAGACAAGCAAAAGTATATATTGAATCACTTGAACCTGTTGAACTTAATACAGAAAAAAGAATTGCAGTAATCAAATGTGTTGCACAAACAGATAAACAAAAAGTTATTACTTACGGAGAGTCATCACCACATAATACTTTTAATAAATATCCTGTAGCTATGGCAGAAAAAAGGGCCAAGGGTAGAGCTATATTAAAGTTAGCTGGTTTACATGGTGATTTTTATGAAGATGAGTTTTCAGTAGAGGAAGAACCTACTGAGAAAAAAAGCACGAATACTACAAAGAATGAGTCTAGTAGTAGCAGCTCTAGTGCTTTACCAAAGGATTGGAAGTCTAAAACACTTGTAGAACAAGTACAATATTTCTTCGCCGAAATAGACAAGGCTTCCGATCCAGAACAATTAGAGCAAATAAAACAACCTTTTACGGAGTGGTATGATGACCTAGCAAGAGATAGCAAAAAGGAAATTGTCGAGGCTTTGAAAAAAAAAGTAAAGGAGTTTAAAAAATGACTGAACTAAGTTTATATCTTTTTCCAGGGAAAGAACTGAAAGAACCTATGGATAAACATATATCAGCTGGTAAAAAATATCCCCTGGGTGAGTCTTTAACTTTAGTTGATGACAAAGACAAAAGCGGATTTACCATAAAAGAAGATGTAACATTTAAAGCTGGAACAAAAGTACATTTAAATGTTTGGGCAGCACAAAATAAAAATGCAAAGACAGTGTTGCGTGTTTCTATAACAGATTTTGAAAGTGGTTACGAAAAATCTGTTGGGTTCAAAAAGGATAGACCAGCTCCACAATCTAAGGAAGAAGATGACTTTAACTTCAAAATTTAGATTGTTAGATAGTAAAGCGGTGGCGAAAGTCATTTACAGTGATTCGCCGCTGCTTACAACACAAGCAATAAAAAACAGGATCTTGCGTTTGCGTAAACAACATCAATTACCAATGCAAAAAATAGGTAATAGATATTTAATTAGTATCGATAATTTAAACAGGTGGATAGCAGAAAAAAACTTATAAAACAACATAATGATTTTGCAGAAACTTTAAATAAGAAAGCAGAAAAACATTTAATTAAATTAGGTTTTAAAAAAGAATGGGTCAAAAAATCAATGAATCAGTTAAGAAAAAATCAAAGGATGAAGTGATCCAGGACAATCAAATAATATTAAATTTGTATGAAAAAAAAATAGAAGAGAATATGAAGTTACGCCAGGAAAATAAAAAACTAAAAGAAGAAAATGAGCAACTTAAAGAATACAAAGAGGTTACTAAGCCATGAAATTTAAAGGTAAATATTTACCAGACTTACAAAAAAAATCTGATTTGAGAAAAGATGATGAGAAAGAAGTATTAAAAGTTATGTCAAGTTTAACAAAACAAATGATTACTTGCACAGCAGATCCTTGCGATAAAGAGGCAAGTATTATTGTTGATAAGTTTCCTTTATGTGCAGCTCATGGCATTGATTACCTAAGAATACAAAAAAAAAACAGTACACTGACCTAAGAACATAACAAAAAACATAACAAGTTTGTTTTTGCAAAAAAATTATATCAAAAAATGGCGGAAAAGTGGTCGGGGAGAAAGGATTCGAACCTTCGACCCCCTGGTCCCAAATCTGTATAACATAGGTTTATTGGGTTTCATAGAGTTTCATCTAGTTTCATTAAGTAACCAAAAGTCTCAGTAAGTTTCATACAGTTTTGATATTAAACATAACAAAAACATAACAAAAAAAACATAACAAAAATATTTTAATTTAGGATAATAGTATATATAACACAATATATGACCAGATTTACAGTAAGGAATGTAAGGCCAACACCAGCTGGTAGGCTGAATAAAAAGAATAACAACAATAAATATTATTTTGATGTTTTTGATACAGTGCAGCAAAAAATTACAGATAGAGTTTATGCTGCTACACAAATAGAAGCTGATGATAAAAGAACACAATTTAAAAATAAAATTAATTCTAAATTATACACTACACAAAATGCTGTATTAGGTGATGCGGCACAAATTGAATATAATATACAGGTTGGTAAAAGGGATAATAAAATAATAAAAGAAAATACTTTAAGAGATTATAAATTTAGTTGGGATGCAATTAAATATATAGAACACAACGGAATATTTTTAAAAGATTATCCAATACAGGATATAGACATTAAATTTCTTACATCATTAGAAAATAAATTATTGATTGAGTTATCATTAAGACAAAACAAATCAAGCTGGTTAAGGCTTGGAGCAATACTTAATGTTGCTGCTACCGAAAATATGGGTGTACCAATGTTTATAACAAAACAAGTAAGTAGATCTGTATTTACTTCTGCATGGAAAAGAAGAAAGAAAAAAGTACCCGATATATTAAAAACAGATAGTCCAAATGATACAATTAAATTAATTAATAAAGTATTAGATGTGTCAAGATTAAGGTCTAGTTATGATGGTACAAAGTATCCTGGTAATTTTTATTATATTACAATTAGAACTTTAGTAGAAGCTAATCAAAGAATATCAAAAATAATACCAATAGAAACAAAAGATTATAGCGTTAAATTAAATGGTTTTGTTATTGATAAAGTAGTTGATATAAAAACTAATGTTATGGAATATTTACCAAGAATATATGAGACTGATTTTGCAAACAAAGGTTATGCAAATGTTGTTTTTTTATCTGAACAATACACAAAGATTTATAAGGAATGGTTACAAGAATTACGAGAATGGTACAATCCAAAAAATATTATGTTACCAGCTAGTAATGGTAACTATAAAACATATCATATAATTTTAGATAATATTAAAAAATTATTTAAGATTGCTGGCTGGAATGGAAATATAAGCACACACGATTTTAGAAGTTTAGGTGCAAAGTTTAGAAAGTATTTAGAGTTAGAAGATACAAGTAAATCACATTTAGATCATAGTTCAAAACATATGACGCTGCTTTATGAGAGAGGTAGGAACTGGCAAGACGTAAAATCACTAACAGCTGCTAGTAATAAAATCGGCCAATTTTACAATAATTAAGGGGGTACAATCACACAGGCGATACTCTACAAAGCCTCTAGTGAGCTTCTGAGAGCTTGTTTATTTAGCTTTTGGTACTAAAAAAACACTTTCCACACATCCAGGTCCTCATGTGATCCTTAGAGAATATGGGGTCATCTGTGTGATTGATACAGGAGGAAAATCTATTTTGTCTTTTATATTTTTCTTGATCTTGTCTTGTTTTGCTAAAGAACCACATACCAGGTAAAGTGATTGTTTTCTTTTTACTTCTTCTTGCCAAATAAACCCATCACTCCTGGCGCAGCTCTATAACCAAGACTAACACTGCAAGCTAAGTAAAGTAGATGTTTGTAATAATCCGGTAGTGTTGAAAGAATACGAAAACCCTCTGCTATATGTGGTTGTAGTGGTCCTATGAATGAACAAATTGCGGGAATCATTAATGCTAAAAGCACGAACTCATCTTTCCAGCTTCCTTTCATTTGATCGACAGCTGATTGTTCCCACTTAATTTTTCCAGCAGCTATGTCTTCATTTTTCTTTTTTTCTGCGTGAATTTGAGCAATCTTTACTTCACCCTTTAGCTTGCGAGTCTCTACGAAACCTTTTACTGCATCACCAGCAACAGACAAAAGAGGTTTTGCTAATAACTGCCACATTATAAATTACTAATAATTATTAAAACAAATATTATTATTAATGAACTAGCTAATATTTTACCTCTATTAGATAGTCCGTTCCAAATTTCTTTTATTGTATTCATATTATACTCCTCATTAATTCTGCTAAACTTTCACATCTAGCTTTTGTTTGTTTTCTCCACCTGGAATCAAGCATTTGTATGCTTGCTTCTACATGGTCTTTTTCAGCCAAGGCTTTATGCATTTTAACAAAATTCATGCAGCCTTTTTTTCCAAGCTGGAAAATCATCTCAATTACTATACCGAAAGCTGTTGGATGAATATCTTCTGGGGTAATCTCATCCGCAGCTGCTACTGCTTTTTCAAAATCCTGGTCATATAATTTTAACCAACCAGCTTCTGTTGTAGGCACTTCTTCTGAGGGTAAAATCTTATGGCCGACCCCCCCTGTGAGATACCCTAATGTATCCACATAAGGCTCTAACTCAAACCCCTCGTGAGATCTTATTCTTTCTTTTACTTCATTTAAATCGGCAGCTGCCATCTTTAAAGACATATAATATTTTTACTCCTAATTGTTTTTGATACTTGGATATGTTTCTTGATATAATAGTTCCAGGTTTCCAGGTCTTACGAATAGATGCAGTTTTTACATCTATCTTTAATACCTCTCCACTAACTCTATGTACGGCAACAAGATCAATGACATCATTGTCCTGTGTTTTCCAATAAATTGTATAATTTTTTTCAGTAAGCCATGCAGCAGCAATAAACTCTGACTGTAAACCTTTCTTAACTTTGTTAAGATTTTCTATATATGCCAAAACTAATCAACTATTTTTAACCAAGTATATATAGCAGCTAGTATTGATCCTATAATTATTATTCCTTTAAAAAAACCCATTCCTGTGTTGGCAGAATAATTTAAATCTCTTATTTGTTTTTGCATAGTATTTACATCTTCTCTTATGTATTTTACATCTGTTTTAAGTTCAGCAATTTCTTTTTCCCACTCAGCCATTATGTACCTTGTATCATGCTGTTAAATTTTTTGATGGGGTATGAGTCAACTTCAAAACAAATTGAACTAAAATGTGCTTCGTCATCACCTCTATTTTTAGCAATTTGTTTGTATTGCCCAACATGTAATTCAGTAGATGACAAACAAGTTTCCATATTTGGATATAAATAACCAGTATATCTTACAGACTCCCAACCAGGCATTGTGGTTATTATTATTGCCATCACTAATTTAATCATTAGAATTTTCTCTCTTATCACAAGTACAATCTTCTTTTACATCGTTACAAACTTCGCATGGCATACAATTACAATATACTTCTTTGCCACAATCACAGAAATGTTTAGGAGTAATCATGTTGTATTTATTCCAAAAACAGTAACACTAGCACCAGCCCTAATATCGCCACTACTATAATATAAATATATTCCTGTATGTTGAGCATTGCTGTCGTAATGCATAGCATTATGACTTGAAACTATATCCTCATCACTATGTGTATTTCTTGTAAAACTTCCAGACCCAGCCATTCTTGTTGATGTATTTAATTGTGGCTGATAAACTGTAAATGTTCCATTATAACCTTTCCATGCCGCACTTTCCTCACTACCATCAGCTATTCTAATTGAACTTTGGTCTACTCCAGTATTGCTTGATGGCGTACCATCATCATCAAAATAACGACAAGCATATCTATATTGACTAGCAGTATCAGTTGAGCCAGAACTACCACCTGTTCTAAATCTTAATTGTAAAGTTTGGTCATCAACAGTACAATTAATATCACTAAGCACCATTAAATAATTTTCATAAGAACTTGTAAAACAATTATCTAAAGTAATACTTGTATTTGATGATAATAATGTTCTTCCAGTTTGAACTAAAGCACTACTAATCCCAGTTAGGTTAGACCCTGAAATACTTGGCAAAGTGCCTGTAAGATTTGCGGCTGGTATTGATGTTAAAGAAGAAGCTTCTACCGAACTTCCTTTTACTTTAATTAAACTCATGGTTTACTCCATACTGTATGTGTTAAGTTACCTTGCTCATCAGTAGCAAGTAATTCATTATATTCTTCTTCAGTAGTATATGTTTGAGGTAAATCTCTTAGTTCTTGTCGCCAAGTTTTTATATTATCTGGCATTGTATAATCAGAATTTGCCATATAATCTGTTGCTTCTAGTTTTAGTTTTCTTAAATTTTTAATGTAACCTAATTTTCTATAGGCAGAACTATCTGTCCATGCTTTTTCTTCTGCATCTTTAAATGTTTGTTCTTCAGAAGTAAGGGCAACTTTTTTGTTACTCTCTTTGCCTACTATTGTTATTTGTTTATAATCTACCATTTTAAATCCTATTGTGCCAATCCGTAAACAGTTACTCTACCATAATTGATACTACCTGTTGAAACTGTCATTTCAAAACCTGTTGCATTTACATTTGATGCATTTGTTATGCCTACATGATGAGTTGTCCATTTATCATCTGCTGTCATTCTTAAACATGATGTACCAGTAACTTGTGCTCTACTCATAACATTAGTATTTGGGTCAGAAACTAGTAAATCAAAAGTTACATAAGATGAATTTGAATCAACATCAAGAGCACTACCTACTCTTCCATGATTTGAAGAGTAATTCCAATTATAATAATTTTCATACAATGGCTCAGCTTTAATGTGAGAGCCCTCATTTATCCACTGATAATCAGAAGTTGTATATGATGAACCACTTGACCCACCTGTTCTCCATCTAAAATAATTATGAGCACCGCCACTTGTTGCACTATGATATCCAACAATTTTATACATATC